TTGTCGTACATCTCCTTGATGTAGGCGCAGATCAGGATCTTCTGGCGGTTCGTGATGTTGTCCGGATCGAAGGAAGGAATCAGTTCCTTCATTTCGTCCAGCGTCGCATTCAGCATCAGTTCGATCAGTTCATCGTCGTCGGTGTAGTCGACGCGGATGTACTGCTTCACTTCAGTCAGCGTCATCTTTTCCCGCTCCTTTCTTCATGATCTGCATCCGGATCCGATCAGCCGCCGATCGCTTCGGTGATCTCGCCCTTGATGACAGCAGCTTCGTCCACGGCCTGCACATCGAAGCGGTCGCGGACTTTGATTCCGGTCAGATCCTTCGCCCACAGATCACCGGCTTCTGTAGAAAGTTCCACGGTGATCTTCTCGCGGTCGAACAGTGTCACAGCTTCCTTCAGGTCGCCCATGTACAGCGGATACTTCGCGTTAGATCCGGAAGTCACGGACTTCATGGTCTTGTTGCTGACGACATGGATCGGATACACGCCGAACAGAAGGCGCTTTGTCTTGTCGGTGACATCTGGCTGGATGATGTACTTCTTGTCTTCGTCCTTCAGCTTGTCCAGATAGTTGAAGCCGTCCTGATTGGTCAGGACGATGGAAGACGGCGCGATCGCTGCGTCCAGCTTCACGTTGAAGACGTCCTTCAGGTCGTCCACGCCGGTGATCGCCACGGCCTTCCCGGTCGTGATCTCGTTCAGCTTCGCAAGGATAGCGGCGTTTCTGGTCGCCCTGGACTTTCTGGCGATCCACTTGTTCAGGTATGCCAGGATGTTCGCCGCAGTGTCCTGAAGCAGTTCGCGCGTGGTCTTCAGGATGCCGCCCTTCTTTGCGACCTTGTATTTGATCTGCTTGAACTTCGGTGTATTCTGTTCCTCGAATGCTTCGCCTTCATCCACGTCAGGCCACGGCGTGCTGTCGGCGTCGATCTCGATCACGCGGGATCCGGACAGTGTGGTGACGTTCTCGACGTTGACGTACATTTCCAGATCGTTTTCAGTCCTGCGAAGTTCGCGGATGTCGGTCTGGATGTCCTGCGGCACAGTGAAGCCGCCGTCGGATTCGCCGTCCTCGTTCGGATCGGCTTCGGACATGGCGTCCATGATCTCCTGATCCTCTTTTGTCATCTGGCGCTTGCGCAGGCCGCACACGATACGGTTGACGAATGCGCGGGCGATGTCGGCCTTCGCGTACTTCTTCGCGCCTGCTGCCGCTCCGCCTTCGATTCCCTTCGCCTTGCCGCCCTTGACGGCGTCGTCGATGTCGTCGATCTCGTCTTCGTCCATCTCCATCATGATGTCGAACTCCTGCTGCATCTCGCGCAGCTGATCCATCTTGTCCTTCATCTCCTGCGTCTTGCCCTGACCCTGAAGGCCGCGGATCGCGTTCTTCATGTCGTTGATCTTTTTCAGAAGTGCTCTTGCTTCTTTGCTCATGTGTTTAGATCCTCCTTTGAATTTAGATTCCCATCAGTTCCATTTCTGCGATCAGGTCAGCTTCTTCTTCAGCTTCCCTGTTCTCGACATCTTCCGGACGCTCTGTCCGGATGTTCTTCGGCGCGTTCTTCCAGCTGTCCATCATCCAGCTGACGCACGCAGCCATAGCAGGCCGTTCATCGATTTCGATGTCGAAGACTTCCTGCGCGTCCTGTGCAGACATCCATGTTTCCGCGTTGATCTTTTCGGTGATGTCAGATTCTGACACGCCTTCCTTCGCGTGCTGCATGTAGATGTCCGTGATGCTCTGCTGGCACTTGTCCAGTTCCGCGATCAGTGCTGTCAGATCGTCCGCGTTTCCGTAGGCGAAGACTGACGGCTTGTGAATCATGATCTGCGCGCCCGTAGACATCACGATTTCGTCGCAGGCCATCAGGATCACCGATGCGATCGATGCCGCCAGTCCGTCGACGACGCCCTTGATGTGCCCCGTATGACGGGACAGGATGCTGTGGATCGCGATTCCTGCGAACACGTCACCGCCGCCCGAATTGATGTAGACGGTCAGATCTGCGTTCTGATCGATCTGGTTCATGAAGTCCGCGATGTCCTGCGGGCATGTGTCGTCCGCGCTCCATACATCCCACGAAGACGACACGATGTCGCCGTAGATGTACAGTTCCGCACCCGCTGCCGCGTTCCTGATCTCCATGTACCCCGTGTTCTCGATCTTCTTAGTCTTCGGATTCTTCCGCGTGAATCGGTATTTGTTCACCATCGTCTTTCCCTCCTTCCTGCTTTATTTTCTGTTCCGGATCTGTTTCGGCTGTGTCTTCCGGATCCGCGCCGCCCGGCTGTCCTGCTGATGGAACAGTCCCGCCTTCCTGCGCTGCATTATGCACAGGCCGCTGCCGCGTCTGCTGTGCGTTCTGCTGTGGTTCGTTCTGCGCGTACTGGATGCCGACGTCTGCCAGCGGAACGAAGTTTCCGTTCACGATCAGCTGGTCGCCGCCCTCTGCATCCTGAAGATCCAGCTTCCGACGGCATTCGTTCGGCTTCTCGATGCCGTTCTGGATCGCTTGCGCCATGATCTTCATCTGTGTTTCGCTGTCCGTCCGCAGGATCGCTTTTTCGTTCAGCTTGTAGTATTTGCCTTCTTCGTAGCGTTCCACGTCCGTCAGCAGTTTCCAGTTGACTTCCTCTTCGTACTGCTTCAGCACGAACAGCATCGTGTCCACGTAGAAGGACAGCTGCTGCATTTCTGAATTGCTGTAGCTGCTCTTTTCGTAGTCGTTGATCTGGTTCGGTTTGATGCCGAATGCAGCCGCGATCTGAAGTGCCGAATATTTCTTCAGTTCGATGAACTGACTGTCTGACAGTTTGATGTCCAGCGGCGTCAGCTTCATCCCCTGCGGGATCGGCAGGATCCGCCCGGTGTTCTTCGTCCCGGCTCCGTACGTTTCGAACGCCTGGATCAGCTTCCGCTTCGCTCCCTCGTTCAGGTCGCCGGTGTATTCCAGCGTCGCCTTCGCAGTCAGGCCGTTCGCGTATAGATTGTTCAGGAAGTCCTGTGATGCCGCTGCGCCTTCGACGGTCTGCCGCAGGATCTCCTGCACCGGAAGTCCCGTGATGCCGTCAAGGGAATGCGAAGTCTTGAAGTGAAGGACTTCGTCGGTTCCGAAGACGTACTGCTGCCCGCTGTACTTATCGCTGTACACGTACCAGATCTTCCCGGCTCCGCCGAAGTATCCGGCATCGTCGACGACGATCTGCACGCAGTTCGACGGCATGACCCACAGATCCAGCACCTTGTATTCTCCGCCGTATCGCTTCCTGCTGAACTTAGATCTGACGTACACGTAGGCGTTCCCGAAGTGATTCCTGTTCATCTCGACCGCATTCCAGAAGGCCGTCGGCGTCATGAACGGATTCGGCCTGTATTTCAGCAGCTTCGCCACGTCATTCAGTTCCGGTTCGGCGATGCCGTTCGCTGTCTTCTGGTAGTATTTCCACGGAAGTTTCGCGACGGTTTCCGACATCATCTTCAGACACGTGAAGTATGTGACTTCCGACAGTGCGCCGTTCCGGTTCTTCTTCTTGATTCCCAGCCATTCAAGGAAGGATTCTTCCGCCATGTCCGGCGATTCGATCGTCTGGTTCAGGAATGTCTTCTTGAACCAGTTCCTGATCTTCTGCCACCATTTCAATCTTCATCACCCCCTTTCCGTTTTTCTTGCTCTGCTTGATTCGTACATCTTCAGCCACATTTCCACACTTTCATTCACATCCGGCTTCACTTCTCCCTTCATCGCCATCGTCCAGGCGTCGATGATCGCGTCGACCGGATCGATCCTTTCCGTCTGGTATTCCTTGTCGATCTTGATTTCCCCGAAGCTGTTCGAAACTGTCTTCGCATTCGCGATCGACCATGTCGTCATCTCGTTCCCGTCGTGCTCGACGTTTCCGGATTCGATTTCAAGCCGGAAGTCCACTGTCGCATCGTTCAGTGCCTTCGCCGACTGCGTGATCGCCACGCTGTCGTATCCCAGCGCATCCAGATCCGTCAGGAATGCGGACGCGTTGTGCGGATCGTAGCAAATGAACTGAACGTCCAGATTCAGCGCCTTCACGACTGTCTGAAGGTACGACAGGATGTACTTGTAGTCGGTCTTCACGCCGCCCATCGTCTCCGTGACGGTGATCAGTCCCTGCTGGATCCATAGATCATACGGCACGCGATCCGTGTGGATGTGTTCTTCCACGCGGCGCTTCGGGATGAAGCTGTGCACGTGGACGTAATACTTCCGGACGCCGTCCCTGATCGATGTGAACACAAACGCGATCGACGTCAGGTCGCCGCCGGATGACAGGTCAAGGCCGACATAGCATTTCTGCCCCTTCAGGTTCTGGATCGTTTTGTCCGTCTTCCCGGCCTTCCACAGTTCGATGTCCTTGATGTAGACGTCGTTCGTCCACTGGATCCACATGTTCAGCTGCTTGACGATGAAGTCACGAAGCGAAGATCCGCCCATCTCCTTCGCCGTCTCTGCGATCGGAACCATGTTTTCCAGCGCTTCCGGATCATATTCCAGAATCGGATTCGCCTTGATCCAGTTCTTCGGCGTCCACATGTCGTCGCCTTCATCCATCTGCGCGATGTAGATGAACTGCGAATCGTTCTTCGTGACGCCCTTCAGCACCTTCACGCAGTATTCATACAGCGCGAAGCACGGCGACTTCAGGTCGAAGCCCGCTGTGGTGATGACGCTGATCAGCGCCGACTTCATCTTCTTGATGCCGCCTTCCAGCAGCTTGTACATCTGGTCGTCTTTGTGGGCGTGGTATTCGTCCACGATTCCCAGATACGGACGGAAGCCGTCGATCGACTTCGTGTCGCCCGACAGCGCCTTGATCTTGCTGTATGTGTTCAGGCAGTCGATTGTCGAATTGTGTTCGTGAATGTCGAAGCACTCTTCCAGATCCGCGTCTGATCTGATGAACTTCACGATTTCATTGAAGACGATCAGCGCCTGATCCTTCTTTGTCGCCGTGCAATAGATCTGACCGTATCTGTAGCGGTCAAAATTGCCGTAGTACGCCGCCAGAATGCCGTTCAGGAAGGATTTACCGTTCTGACGTCCCAGCTGCACGTATGACGTTCTGAAGCGTCTGTGACTGCCTGCTTTCGTTCTCCATCCGTTCAGTGATCCCAGAATGAAACACTGGAACGGATACGCCTGCACCTGATCCTGTTCTTCGCCTTCCGCGATCGTCAGTGTCTCCGCGAAGTCGATGATCCTTTCGGCCCGTTCGACGTCGAAGTAGTATCTGTACGGCGCGGTCTTCGATGCTTCCAGATCTTCCATGTGGCGCTTGCAGGCCAGCTTCACCATTTCCCCGGCTGTTATCTTTCCCGCAAGGACGTCCGCAGCGTACTGTGTTGTCCTGT